CTATATTGTAGAAGACTCTATTGAAGGTTGGGCTTCAGCACTAGACGTGTTGATGGCATCTTATTTTGTAGGTGGTGGTAAATATCCAGAGTTTGAAGGTCGTAGAGTATTCTTTGATCTTACACAGATTCGTCCAAAAGGCGCTAAGATCTCTGGTGGATTTAAAGCTCCAGGTCCTGAAGGCTTACGTAAGTCTCTTGACAAGATTGAGCACTTACTTCAAAGCAAAGTGATTGACCAAAAAGAGCCTATTGACTTACAACCAATTAATGTTTATGATATTACCATGCATGCGGCAGATGCTGTATTGTCTGGTGGAGTACGTCGTTCAGCTACTATTTGTTTGTTCTCACCGACTGACGAAGAAATGATGACAGCTAAAACAGGTAACTGGTTTATTGATAATCCACAGCGTGGTCGTTCAAACAACTCAGCCGTTATCGTACGTGATGAAGCAAAGAAAGAAGAATTTGCTAAATTAATGGAGTCTGTTAAGTCATTTGGTGAACCCGGTTTTGTGTTTGTAGAGTCTACCGAGCATACAACAAATCCATGTGTTGAGATTGGTATGTATCCACAGATTGATGGCGAGTCTGGTTGGCAAGGTTGTAACCTTACTGAAATCAATGGTGGTGCTTGCAAGACAGAAGAAGACTTCTACATGGCATGCCGTGCAGGTGCTATTCTTGGAACGCTACAAGCTGGCTACACAGACTTCAGATTCCTCAGCCCAACATCAAAGAAGATCTTTGATCGTGAAGCTTTACTTGGTGTATCGATAACTGGATGGATGAATCAACCGGATATTTTGTTCAATCCAAAAGTCCTTGAAAAGGGAGCTAAAATTGTTAAAGAAGTTAATAGAGAAATCGCCGGCATTATTGGTATTAATCCTGCCGCTCGGACTACTTGTGTTAAGCCTAGCGGTAATGCTTCAGTACTACTCCAGACCGCGTCTGGTATCCATGCTGAGCACTCACCAACGTATATCAGAAATGTCCAGATGAATAAAGAGTCTGAGATTACTCAGGCAATTATCAAGTCAAATCCATATATGGTAGAAGAATCTGTATGGTCTGCATCAGGAACTGATGTTGTTGTGTCGTTTCCAATCATTCCTCATAAAGGATCTTTGATGAAAGACGATATGCTTGGTGTTACACATTTAGATAAAGTCAAAACAGCTCAAAAGCATTGGGTTGTGGCTGGTACTAATGAAGAACTTTGTGCAGATAAAGGTATCCGCCATAATGTTTCTAATACTATCATTGTTGATAATTGGGACGAGGTTGAGTCGTATGTATTCAAGAATCGCCACTCATTCTCAGGTATCTCATTCCTGTCTATGTCAGGCGATAAAGACTACAATCAGGCTCCAAACACTGCGGTTATCAATGCTAAGCAGATGGTAAAGCAATATGACGAAGCTGCAATCTTTGCATCCGGTCTTGTTGTTGACGCATTAAAAGTCTATAATAACCTATGGGATGCTTGTTCTACAGCTCAAGGATATGGCATAGATATTTCTTTAGAATGTGCTGAGAATGCGGCACGTGCTGATTGGAATAGACGGTTTGAAAACTTTGCAAATAGCTATTTAAAACGTGATGTCAAAAAGGCTGAACACTGTTTGAAAGATGCTTATCTACTTCACAAGTGGAATAAGATTCAAACTAACCTGAAGCCAATTGAATGGAAAACTGGATTGACAGAAAAGAAGTATACAGATGTAGATACTATTGCAGCAGCTAGCTGTGCTGGTGGAGCATGTGAAATTGACTTCTAAGGTACCTTCACCGTGTATTCAAGTCTGTACAGTCGTTGATGGTTTTTGTCTTGGTTGTGAGCGCTCTGCAAAAGAAATTGCAGAGTGGCTCAGAGCTACCGATGAAAGAAAGCTAGAAATCTTAGAAAGGATCGGGCAATGAACGAATATCGTGTAGAGTGTCATGCCTGTGATGATGAGATGATTGTGATATGCGGTACAGACGTTCCATCTTTTTGCCCACTATGTGGAGAAGAAGATTTAATTGTAACAAGATTTGACAAAGAACTTGATATTGAGGTTGAAGACGAGTAATATATATTCGTATGTGGACATATGAAAACAAACCTTTTGACACAACCCCAGATGAATATCAAGGCTTCGTTTATCTCATCACAGAGCTGGATACAGGTAAGAAATATATCGGTAAAAAGAACTTCTGGCGGCCTAAAACATTACCAAAAAATTCAAAGAGAAATCGAAGAGTACGAACAAGAGTTGAATCTGACTGGAGAGATTACTATGGATCCAGCAAAGAAGTGCAACAACTCGTCGAAGACAAAGGAAGAGAAAACTATTCTAGAGAAATCTTACACCTTTGCAAGTCTAAGGGATCTATGTCGTACTATGAAGCAAAGCTTCAGTTTCAATACGATGTTCTCTTAAGTGATGAATATTATAATGAATTTATTGGGTGCAAAATACACTCAAGACATGTAAAAGGATAAATAGAATTATGAATAAATTATTAGTACATGAAGTTCTTGACAAAGTTCGAAAAGCTCGACATAAGAATATTAAAATTGAGATCCTCAAGAATAATGATTCTTGGGCGCTTAAAGACATTTTACGTGGGACGTTCGACACAACAATCAAATGGAATCTTCCAGGGGGTGATCCACCATATACGAAGTGTGATCCCCATAACGCTCCTACCAATCTCTACAAAGAACATAGAAAGTTTGTATATTTCGTGAAAGGAGTTCGCGAAAGCAACCGCTTGCATCCAGCAAAGCGCGAAAGTATTTTCATCGGTTTGATAGAGGGTATTGACCCTTCTGACGCTCAGCTCGTCATTAATATGATAAACAAAACTAAACCAGAAGGCATCACTCGAAATATTGTGCAGGAGGCGTTTCCAAACCTATTGCAGGACTGATGTCATAACCCTAACCGGAGACAATAAATGCCAGCAATACAACTCGAAAGACTACGTAACGACATCCTCGAATTGGATGTTTACATCAAAAAGCTAAAGATAAGAGGGTCGTTGGACCGAGTTAAAAAATTGTATGAAAAGAAAAACTTTTTGAAAGAAAGGTTAGCCGCAGTCATTTAATTGTTTACATTGCCTCTGTTCTGTGATATAATATACTTATCAATAGAGCAGAGGTTTTTTTACTATGAATTTGTTTATCTTACACGAAGATCCAGTCATTGCTGCGCAGATGCAATGTGACAAGCATATTCCAAAAATGGTTGTAGAGTCTGGTCAAATGTTGTCCACAGCACATCGAGTGCTGGATGGCATTCTTGATCGTAGGCCGTCAAAGTCTGGCAAAACAAACGTGAAGTACTGGGATCTATATCTTGGTCGAGATGACCTTGAAGGCGAGTTACTACTTTACAAAGCTGTACATGTAGGCCATCCATGTACTCAATGGACTATGCGCACAAGCGATAATTATGATTGGCACTACCAACATTTTATTGCACTTGCTCAAGAATATACATACAGGTATGACAAAGATCATAAGACAGCTGTTGAACTTGGTGCAGCACTCTACAATAAACCGGACAACATTCCTCAAGGGCCGTTGACTCCATTTGAATTGGCTATGAAATCAAACCCTGAATGTATGTTCCAAGATCCAGTAAAGTCATACAGACTTTTCTATCAAACAAAACAAGAGCGTTTCAAAATGGTATGGACGAAACGCAACAGACCGGAGTGGTTTAATAATGTACACAGCGATGGATAGATATAAAATCCTACAAAACGAAATCAAATTACTTGAAGATAGGTTACAGCCACAAGACACTGGCCACCTAAACACTGCAATCGCCGTATTACAAGGGCGGTGCAGAGAACTGGAAGAGGAAATCAATGCCCGTTTACACGCTACGCGATGAAAAAACTCGAGATGAGTGGGAAGTCAATATGTCTTACGACGAGTTACAAATCGTTCTCGACACAATGGAAAACGTGTCTCATGTTTTGCAACCATCAAACTTTATTACTCAGCATGGTAGTATTCACAGCCGTACTGATACTGATTTCCGTAGTCATTTGAAAGCAATTAAAAAGAAATATCCTGGGAACACGATTGATAACTCATGACTCAAAAAAATAATTCATCACGTGTAAAACCACAAGATCTTTACCAGTTTGATCCTATTACAAAGAATCAAGAAAAGACTTTTAATCTATGGGATGAGGAAGAGAACCTTATTCTTATGGGATCAGCAGGTACAGGTAAAACATTCATAGCACTATACCTTGCTCTCGATGAAATGCTAAACAACCCTAGTAAATTGTATGATAAAATCATTATTGTACGTTCGGTTGTGGCTGTCAGAGAGATTGGTTTTCTCCCTGGAAAGCTAGAAGAAAAGACATCTGTATTTGAAACTCCATACAGAATGATTTGTGATGAGTTGTTCCAAACGAGTACTGCTTATAATAAAATGATAAATAGTCATCAGATACAGTTTGAAACAACATCTTATATACGTGGTAAAACGTTTGATCGTGCTATCATTGTTGTTGATGAGATGCAAAATTTAAACTTTCACGAACTCGATTCTATCATGACTCGTGTAGGTGAAAATTGCCGGATTATATTTGCCGGTGATTATCTTCAGTCTGATTTCAAAGCTGAAGGTGAGAAGGACGGACTACTGAAATTCGTTAGTATCATCGAAAGAATGAAAAATTTCTCAGTAGTTCAATTTGGTTGGGACGATATCGTACGCTCTGGTATCGTCAGAGACTATATTCAAACTAAGGAGATGATGGGACTCAAATGATATGCTTAAATATATCTTCCTATGTGTTGCGTTAATCGTAACACCAGCTATGGCCGGACCGCAATGGTTTGCTAAACCGGTTCAATGCGATATAATAGACAACGTCGACGATCTAATGATGGAACGTGGACAAGAACCACTCTTTGCTGGAATAGGTGCTGCAAGAATAGGTGATGATAGAGCAGTACTTCCTGTCATCGTATTTGCTAATTCAGATGATTATAGTTGGCATGTAGTAGAATATAATATCGATCAAGATCAAGCATGTATCCTTGCTGTTGGCGATAATTTAGATTTTAGTGCCGCAGATTGGTATTACACAAAAAATGATTAATTTGTGAATCAGTTGTTTACTTTTCCGAATAACTATGGTATAATAAATAATAATTGAAAAAGGAAATCAAACTATGGAGTTTATCCATGAAAAAATCGACATGGGCTATGAGAGCTTGGACAGAACAGATAGCCCTGACGGGAGGCGGTATCTTACCTTGGACGGTAATGCTTATCCTTCTGTTACTACTGTCCTTAGTATCTTAAGCGAAGAATCAATTGCTAAATGGCGTAAGCGTGTTGGCGAAGAAGAAGCGAATCGTATTGGTGGACGTGCTGCGGCACGTGGCACAGCAGTACATAGTCTTATTGAAAAGTATCTACAAAATGACAAAGACTGTAGAGAAAACTTCTTGCCACATGTAGTACAATCTCTAGAAAACCTTAGACCATTGTTGGATAAGCATGTCACAAAAGTCTATGCGCAGGAAGTGCCACTATATTCTGATCACCTACAACTGGCAGGAACATGTGATGCTGTGGTTGAGTGGGATGGAGTACCTACCATCGTTGACTGGAAAACCAGCCGGCGGCCAAAGAAAAAAGCTAACATTGGTAACTACTTCATGCAACTTGCCGCCTACGCAGTAATGTGGGAGGAACGTACTGGTATGGCTATCAACCAGACTCGTATTGTTATGGACGTAGATGACTTCCATCCAGTTATGTACAAAGAAACACGTGATGCTTGGATCGACAAAATGATTGAGACACGTGACGAATACAATCGAAGAAAGTTGTTTCATGGATAAAGGCCTTAGAATACTTAAGTCAGAAGCGGCACGTACTCGCCGACGAAAACGTAAAAACATTCTATTAGAAACAACGGTACGTCTCTATAGTAGACTCCGAAAGAAAAGAAAAAAGTGAGCTACGGCTCATTTTTTTATGAAATCTGCTCACTTTTTTGTTTACGTATGAAAAGAATTAGTGTATAATATAACTATAAAATGATGAAGAGGAGATTATCATTATGTCTAAGCCAATTTCAAATGCAGCCTTCAAAAGAATGATTCTTCAAGAGTCTGCCGAAAAGCAACAAGAAATTATTAGTCGTCAACTAAGAATCCTTCCGCGGATGATTATGGATGAAGTTGCTCGTATTCCACAGTTGCCTACATCACCTAAAGTGATTAAGGACCTAGAATCAAAACTAAAGTTGGTTCAATCAATGTGGACAGACATTTTGGTGGCTCGTCATGTTTAATTTTCTTCTTGGTCTTACTATAGGTATTCTGCTTGGTATACACCAACCAGATGCTGTTATTGCGGTATATGAAACTATTACAGGAGCTATAAGTGACAATTTATCTTGATATGGATGGTGTGATTGCTGATTTCTTTAATGGTCTTGCTAGACGATACGGCGTAAGCCATTGGAAGTCTATCCAAGATCGTGAGATTAAGTTTAGAGAACTCGCTAATACTGACTTCTTCTACAACTTAGATATATTTCCAACAACTTACGAACTTGTAAAACGTGTCAAGTTAGTAGCCGCTCGAGAAGAAACCGAATGGGGTATCTGTTCATCTCCACTACGCGGTGATAGAGATAACTCAGCATATTGGAAAAGACAATGGCTAAATCGATGGGACATTCTTCCACCATTGGTTGAGAACATGATTTTTACCAGTAACAAGCATAAATATGCTATAAGTCCACTGACTCGTAGACCAAATATTCTTATCGATGATAAACCAGAAAATATCAGTCGATGGAATGAAGCTGGTGGTATCGGTATTCGCTACCAAGCAAATGAAGACGATCTTGAAGAATACCTGTTTGTTGAATTGGAGAAAGCATGCAAATTGGCGAAATACTAAGACTACGATCTGACTTCGAAGACATCACTCATGGTTATAATATGCCAGAAGGAAGTCATATAAATACGCTTGAGTGGTTTGTTGAGAATGGACATAGATCCAACTCGCTTCGTAATGGTTTTAATGATGCATATGTAATAGCACAGATAATCCTTACGGAGCATAACACATGGCAGAAGACAGTAAACCAACAGTAACTATCGATGCAGAAGCTATCGAAGGTGCAGATACTAATGGTGATGGTCACGTTTCTAAAAAAGAAATGGACATGCATCTTGAATTTAAACGGAAAGCGCTTGAAGACGCTGATGCTCAGAGAGATGCAATTCGTAAGATGGCATGGTTCTCACTCGTTGGATTGTTGATCTATCCAATCGGTATTGCAATCACATCAGGATTTGGTATGGATAAAGCATCCGAACTCATTGCTGACATTGCGCCTACATACTTTGCATCAATTGCAGTATTAGTTTCAGCCTTCTTTGGAGCAGATGCTATCGCCAAAAAGAAGTAATATATAACTTATAATGAAAAATTTGATATTACAATATTATATTCCGTATGAGTCTTTTGATGCGGATCTAGGTGGAGTGGAATTACCAGATTGGGCCAAGGCTGGATCAGAGTGCGCGCAAATGTATGCCGAGTTTTGCGAAGCAGAATACAAGCTAGCAAACGACAGGTATTTCGAACATCTGGATCCACGCCTTGACTCATTACGTATCTTTTATGATCCTCAATACGAAGAGTACGATAATATCCTGACACTCGATCTGGATATGTTAGTTACAACTCCCTTTAACATTTTTGAAAGCTTTAACACCGGTGCTGATGTAGCAATGGTGCATGAGCTAGGTGTACATACTGGCAATCCAGCAGGTTGGCTTAAACGTGTTATGGATGTTCCAATATATCAAAGAGGCATTATTGCGTATGGCCAACACCTGTTTGGTAAAGACTGGATGTTTCCAAAGTCAGTCTTGTATCCAAATGAAAGATTCCGTTATCTCAATGGTGGACTTCAATTATGGACCAAACATGGTAGAGAGAAAGCACGTGAGCACTTCACTTCAGTTGACAACTATGTAATGCATACACGATATACAGAACAAATGTATGTTAACCTTCAACTCAGTCAGTCAATCTTTAACGTTAACGAGCTTGATACACATTGGAATAGAATGCCTTATCAGTGGAGTGGTGGACAACCGGATGGTAGAATTAATCACTTCCTCGCAAGAGATAAGTTTAATATGCCGAAATTATGGAAAGGTATGAAAGATGGCAAGATATCTAGAAATTGCAGCTGGTGCCAAACGAGGTCTTAACTGGGACGCCGTAAGAGACGTTGCAGATCCTGCAAAAGGTGTAGAGAAATACGATATGCGTGATCTCCCTATGAGAGGAGTCATGGATAATACTTATGATGGTGTATATAACGAACACTTCATAGAACACCTTACTCAAAAAGAAGGTATAGACTTTCTTATTGAAATGAAAAGAATTATGAAACCCGGTGGTACAATTCGTATTGTCTGGCCACCACGAGAGTTTGTTGATAAGCTACTTGGTGAATGGTCACTTACACCAGATGAAGAGTTCTTTTGCGCAGCCTATTATAATTTTTACGTAGTCAAACACGGGTTCTGTCCACCAGAATTCCGTGATCGTTCTATTAGAGAACAGTGTGGTAGAGCTTTGTTGTGGCAACAGGGTGAACACATCTACGTATGGGGAAAGGCCGAACTGATGGAAACTCTCAAAGATTTAAAGTTTGTCATGGTGAAAGAACACAAGTACTTTGAAAGCCGTGTACAAGACTTTAAAGGTATTGACACACCCGGAAAAATCAGACTACTACACTCAGCCGTTTTGGAGGCACAAAAGCCGTGGTCATAATTACAACGTTTGAAGGCAACCAAAAAGCTTTTCACCATTATTGGCTACCACTCATGTACAAGCATCAAGAGTGCGAGTTCCGTGTAACCGGAAAATTTGTCTTTCCAAAGGACTTAAAAAATCTGAAGGTGAACTCTCTCGATGAAAGTGGTGGACCAATACTTAAATGCCCTATCAATAAGCTTCCTACTTACAGAGGCATGATTGAACTACAAAAGAAGAACAAGAACTGGATTGGTACATGTCAACAAATCGGAGAAGACTGGTTCTATGACCTCGATTAAAGAATATCTAGTAGTAGGCGCTGGATTCTCAGGTTGCGTCATTGCACATGAACTGGCAAAAGCTGGCCATACAGTACATGTAATTGATTCAAGAGATCACATTGGCGGTAATGCGTATGATTATACTAATGAGCACGGCATACGTATTCACAAGTATGGACCACACTTATTTCATACAAACAATAAAAAGGTTTATGACTGGGTTACGCAGTTTGGTGAGTGGGTTGAATATAGGCATAAGGCTAAAGCTGTCCTCAGCACTGGCCAATACGTTACGCTTCCAGTCAATAGAGAAACCAAAGAGATCGTTGGCGAAGACAATATTATTAGCACGTTCTATGCCCCATACACATATAAGATGTGGGGAAAAACCATAGAAGAACTTGATCCGTCTATTATTAAAAGAGTTGCAGTAAGAGATGATGACAATGAAGAGTACTTTCCTAATGACGAGTTCCAAGTCTTACCAAAAGATGGCTATGAGGAAGTGTTCAAAAAGATTTTAGATCATAAGAATATTACAGTAGAATTGAATAAACCATTTCAAAAATACATGGAAGGTTGGTACCAACATGTGTTTAATTCAATGGCTATTGACGAGTACTATGATTACGAATATGGTGAACTGCCTTATCGTTCTCTTAAATTCCACAATGTAGATCTACCAGTACCGAAACTGTTACCGGCAGCGGTAGTTAACTTTACACACGATGGGCCATACACTCGAATGACAGAGTGGAAGAATATGCCAGCACATGGTGTTAACGATACAATGACTTCTGTAACGTACGAAGAGCCATGTGACTATAAAGATAACGACTATGAGCGGTACTATCCAGTCAAAGATATTGATGGTAGTAATAGAATCATATATAATAACTATAAGAACATAGCTAATAAAAATGTGACATTTATAGGCAGATGTGGAATGTACGTATACGTTGATATGCATCAGGCAATCAACTCATCACTGGCAACAGTGGAAAAATTTCTGGAGAATAAAGAATGAA